ATTTATTCCACCAAATAGTCCTAAATCTCCCAAACCAAGATTTACTCAATTAAAATTTAAAATTAGACCATTAAATTTAACAGTTAATTTTCCTGCATATCTAAATACTATATCTTCAAGATTTGCACCTCAGTGGCAAGATTTTACAGAAATTGGAAGAGCTGATTCAAAAGTATTACTAGCTTCATTTGCAAAGGACGTAGATTTAAATTTTACAGTGGTTGCAGAGGGGGGTGAGTCAAATACTCAATCGGTATTTAATAAATTAGATGATTTGTCAAAAGGTACGTTACCTAATTATTTTCCCGGTAATAAAGGATTTCAAGGTAACTTCATAGAGTTCACAATTGGAGATATATACATTGATGAAATTGGATATATAAACTCTTTAGATTACCAATGGGAAAACGACAAAACAAGTTGGATAGATAATTTACCTGTGTTAACAACTGTTAATATGACTATAAGATGGATAGGTAAAAAAATGCCATCATCAGATACTAATTTCCATATATTCAGTAATAGAACATAATACTAATGAACAGGTATAGAAAACTAGCATCAGAAATAAAGGATAAGTCTACAGATAATGAAAGATATAGTTCTACATTTTATCCGTCCATACCATTTAGACAAAGCGATTTGTACATATATTCTAGGAACTCGGATAGATTAGATTTACTAGCATTTGAATTTTACAAAGACCAAACACTATGGTGGGTTATAGCAAGAGCAAATGATTTAGGTAAGGGTAGCTTTACAGTCCCATCAGGACGTAGACTTAGAATCCCCTTCCCTATAGATGAGTTAGAGATACAAAAATTAATAGAAAATGGACTTACTTAGGCAAAAATTTGATGATACTACATACAGTATAATGTCAACTCGAAAAAAGTTACATTATGATATGCGAAATGGGAAAGTAGACCCAAGTGGTGATTATAAACGTAGATTACCTGCATGGGCTAGAATAACTATGCCAAATACTAAGTATCCATCTCTCGAATCTAATTTAGGAGGGTACGAGCAAAGTTATGACCATCAAGATACTAATAGACCTATAAAAGCTATATTAAAAAGTATAAGTATAAAGAGAGTTACGGGAAAGGCTGAAAAAATGAATTTAACTTTAGAGATAGATGTTGAATTTGAGGTATTCTCTTTTGATGAATTTGTAACCTATTCAAAGGCATATCTACGAAGAGAGAAGGATAGGAATCCGATAACGATAGAATGGGGAAATGGTTCTGATTATGGAGGTAGAGGTAGAGTATCTAATAAGATAGTTGGAGCATATGTGATAGCAGGAGGCTATTCGAATACTGAATTAAATACGTATATATGTAGATTCAATGCAATCGGCCCTGCATCTGCTATAGCAAATCTTGACGTACTATCATGTGATATATCTTATATATTCCCTAATCAAGTATTTAACTATGGTAGTTTAGTATATACAGGTACTGAGAATGTTTCGAGTCTAATTACTAAAATAATGTATGACTTGCAGGAGGGAGGTTCAAAGAGAACGTCACAGTTCAGTGACGGGTATGAACCTAAATCGGTGGGGATGGCAGGGGGAAATCCTATTGGAAAGATATATAAATACTTCCCCGGCAGTAATGCCTTTATGGCATTCATATCCTCATTCATGAACAGTAAGGAAGAGAGGACAGGTATAGGTAGTGATGCCCACGAATATATATCTTTACAGTATCTTGTAGATTTAATAAATAAAACTATAATTAAAGCAACTAATGATAAATGTGGAAATAAATTTAAATTTACAATTTCATTTGAAAAAGAGCATCCATTTTCATCAGTTCCTGCATCTAAATTAGGTAATAAGTTTAGGTCAGGAGACCCTACATCTGTATTATTTTTGGGGAGAGGTTCAGGAAATTATAAAAATAATGCAGGACACGGAAAGGATTTCGAAATAGGAGGTTCATTCTTTAAATCTAATTGTTTCTTAGGAGACCGTATTGCTCATAGATACATATTAATAAGCAGAAGATTTGTAGTAGATGAATTACATTTAAAATTTCAAGAATTAAATACTGCTAGAGAAGAATCTACAAAGAATAAAACAAATAAAACAGATAGAATCTCAGATGTTACCTACAGTATTAAAGAGTTCTTTGAAACTATTTTTTCAAGAATATCAAGATGTTCAGGTAACTTTGTCAATCTATCATTTAGATTACCCGACCCTACTAAAATAGACGATAAATTTCAATTACAAGAATTAATTATTACAGATGCATTAGCAGTTAGTGATAAACCACATCCATTATTTGAACTAGACCCTATAAAAGGTGATGGAAATTCTTTATCACTAGTTGTTGAAGGTAAGTTACCAACAGATTTAGTTGATTTGGCATTAGTAACGGGCATACGGGAAGGTTCAGGTACTTCAGGTAAGATATCAGAAGATACCGAGTATCCTGATAATGTAGATAAGGAATACAAATCAATTATAAAGAAGTTAACTTCAACAGATGAAAAGACAGGAGTATATGCTAGAATGGCTAAAAAAGATTTTAGCGAAGATACTATAGCAGATGCATGTTCATCATTGGCTGAATTTAAAAAAATACATAATGCTATAGAGGTTATACGAGGTACAAGTACCAAAGGTGGGTTTAGTTTTATGGAATATTTTGATTTAGAAATGAAAGTAGAGATGGAAGGCACATATCCTATCATAGCAGGAAACGTATTCACTTCTACAAATTTACCTGATTTTGCTAGACCGAGTAACGGTATTGGATTTGTCGTTATGGATGTTGAGGATAAAATAGATGCTACAGGAGTTTGGACAACGTCTATCAGCACAAGAGCATGTCCCTATTTAAACATATCATAAGTATGAGAGAAGTAAAACATACCAAAGGTTTAGAATACTATACTATGAGTGGTTTAGAGTATGTTGGACAATACTATCTAAATCCTGAAAATAACATTGCATATGTGTATGACGATATGAAGGTTAATACTAAAATATTAATTCCTAGACATACGTTCAATACAGAAACAATCAGACTTAGAAGTATAACTAAGGGGGGCTATGAAGCACCTGTACCTATAAAAGTAAAGCCAACTGATTTAGAATATTCAGTAGGCATATTAACAAGGTATTTTGTGCAAAAAAGAAATTCACCATTGAATACGATAGTAGAAATAGACTCTGAACAATTCGGTAATATAAATTCTAACTCCAAGAAAAGTGGAATAGACTTGAATATATACAATTCAGTAAGTTTTCAATGGATGATTTCAGGTAATTCAAAATATGTTCAAAATTTTAATCTAAGACAAATAAGAGATAACTTAAAAGATTTCAAAGGATTAGATAAATTTTTAAAAAATAGTTTGGAATTTTATAAGTAAATTTCAAAAATTTTAAAATAATATAGTATATTTGCATAAACAAGTTACAAGATATGAATATAGTTATATGCATTCCAAATAAGTATGGTCACTATCTTGATGCTAAGATAGGATTTATGTCTGTATATAATGATTTGGATAAATCAATAAAACATTATCCAATAGATTTAACAGACGTAGAAAATGTAGAATTACCTAAAATTAGTACGAACTCCGTTGTAGTGAATAAGAGATTATTCGATACTCACTATAAATCTATAGAATCTTATGATTTAGAGACCCAAGCTTGGTTAGGTGGTGAGTCTGTAGATTTAGATGTTATAAACTTTAGGAAGTACTTAAAACATTATAGGAGGTTAGATTATTATAGGTATGTTCCATATTATGTATATGTAGCAATGTCTGAGAAACTTATACATACTATATTAAATTGCAAAAATTTGCTAGTCATATCTAAGGCATCTGATTTCTATACAAATGTAATATACCCATCTATAGAAACTATAGAACGAAATTGTATGTATGTAAAGTTAGATTCTTTTAATAATAACTTTAATAGAAACTATACAAATAACTTTGTAAAAGTTCTCTACAATATTCATACTAAAACAGGTAGACCATCTAATGTGTATGATGGAGTTAACTATTCAGCTATTAATAAAAAAGATGATAGTAGATTGAATTTTATAAGTAGATTTGATAGTGGATATTTAGTTGAATATGATTTTGATTCTTATCACATTAGAATTATTGGAAAATTATTAAATTATGATTTTTCAGATATAGAATCATTACACACATATTTTGCAAAGATGTATTTTAATACGGATACTATTACAGAATCTCAATATGAGGATAGCAAGAAGATAAGTTTTACTTTGCTATATAAGGATGACAAAGACTTATGTGATAGGTATAATATAGATTTTTTCAATAAAGTATACTCACTTAAAGAAAAAATTTGGGAGCAGTACCAAAATATAGGATACGTAGAAAGCCCTATAACCCAAAGAAAACTATCAGTAAGTGATGAAATGAATAAATCAAAACTATTTAGTTATTACATACAAATGATAGAAACTGAACTTTCTATGCTATTTATACATGGAGTTAATACCTACTTATACAATAAAAAGTCTAAGATGATATTATACACTTATGATTCGATATTAATAGATTACAACATAGAGGATGGTTATGATTTATTAAAAGATTTAAAAAAAATATTAATTAATAGCAAAGTAAAAAAAGGAAAGAACTACAAAGATATGGAGCTATTTAGCATCGTATGCTAACAAAAAATATTGATTATGAAAGGACAATTTTTATGTACATTTACTTCTAATGATTCGCTGAGTCTGACCGTTGATTACTTATCAACATATTACAAAATATATAACAATAAGTTTTATATGTATACCGACAGAGACAATCCACATAGCTCTGTGTTAGTTTACAATACGGAAGACAATTTGAGGGATGGTTTAGCTAAGAACACTATATCAATAAATAAGAAGAAACACACAAATACCTTGTACACCATTAATGCATTAAATTCATTAATCAAGGTATTGAACAATGGAATTTTAGATAAGAGTTATCAAATAGATTGGGAAAACTATAGAGATGTACTTCTCATAGTCAAAAGATTTCCTGCTGACGAACAATCTACTTCAGAAGCATATTTTGAAGAGAGATTAGTTTTTGTAAATTTGGATTTTAAAAAATCAATATATCTTTAATTTTAAACAAAATTTTTTAAGTTATGCCAATTAATTTCTCAGCTATTCAAGAGGATATCAATCGCTTGAATAAAAAAATCTCAAAAGATTCAACAAAGAATGATGATTTATTTTGGAAACCTGAAAAGGAACACATTATTAGAATCGTCCCCTACCCACACGATGCAACAGATTCTTTAAGAAGAGTTTACTTCCATTACGGTTTATCAGAGAAACCTATCGTATCACCTGTGACTTACGGAATGGATGACCCAATTATGCAGTGGGCTAAGAAACTACAAGCAGAGGGAAACAAAGATTCTTGGATAAGAGGAAAGAAGTTAGAACCTAAATTGAGAGTATATGCTCCAATTTTGGTAAGAGGGGAGGAAAGCAAGGGAGTTAGATTTTACGGTTTTACAGAAGCTGTATATGCAACTTTAGCTAAATTTTTGAATAGCGGAGACTACGGAGATATATCAGACTTGACAAATGGTAACGACATCTATGTTGAGTATCATAAGAAGCAGGGGGATGGATATCCTAGTACTACTATTATGATTAAGCCTAATAAGTCAGCTGCGTTTTCTGATAATCAAATAGGTGCAAAAGCACTATCTGAAGTACCTAAATTGGAAGATATTTTCAAAGCACCGACAAAAGAGGAGTTGATTAAAGTATTGGAAAATTATCTATATCCAAAGCCTAATACAGATTTTGTTGAAAAGGCAATAGGTAATATTGTACCAACTTTTAATCCTGCTAATGGTGGGGAAATTTCACAATCATTTGACAATGGATTACCAACTTTCCAATCATCGAATTCATCAAATGATTTTGCAGGTAATCCAATGTCTAATGAATCTCCTCAGGTATCCAATGCTATGTTGGAATTTGAAAGATTACTAAATTCCAAATAACTAAATAATGTCTAAAAAAAATCATAACTCAATAGAGGAAGATTTAGCTGACTATGTAAACGGTATATTTAAAAAATCTACCGATAAGGTTGCCTATTTCTTAGACGGTTCAGATTCGAATCCATCTGATATATCAGATTGGGTATCCTCAGGGAATGATATGTTAGACATTGCTATTTCAAATAGAAAAAACGGTGGTTTTCCTGTAGGGAGAATCACCGAAATTTCGGGAATGGAGGCATCAGGTAAATCATTATTGGCTTGTCATGCAATGAAATCAACCCAAGAAAAAGGTGGAATAGCTGTTTATATAGATACCGAGAATGCAGCAAGTGAGGAATTCATGAAAGCTATAGGGGTTAACGTGTCTAAGATGTTGTATTTATCAATGTATACTGTAGAAGATATATTTGATACTATAGAACAAATGATTATTGAAATCAGGAAAAAAAACCCTGATATACTACTTACCATTGTTATCGATTCCATAATGGGAGCAACTACGAAAGCAGAAAAAGCTATTGGATTTGATAAGCAAGGTTGGAATACTAGTAAGTCCATAATCATATCTCAGGCAATGAGAAAAATTACAAATTATATAGGCAGACATAAAGTATGTCTTATAATTACTAACCAACTTAGAGTAAGATTGGGAGCATTAGGTGGTGATATCTATACTACTTCAGGAGGGAAGGGTATACCATTTCACTCATCTGTCAGGTTGAGACTAGAGGGAGGTAAGAAAGTATCTGTAGAAAAGAATGGTAAGAAACATCATATTGGAGTAGAGTCTGTTGCACATGTGAAGAAGAACAGATTAGGGCCTGCCAATAGAAGTATTAGCTACAAAATCTACTATAATTCAGGTATGGACAATTATGGTTCATGGTTAGATGAGATGTCTAATAGAAAGATAGTTGATTTGAACGGTGCGTGGTATACTTATAGGGTTGTAGATAAAGAAACAGGAGAGGTACTCGAAGAGATTAAATTTCAATCTAAGCAATTTTACGATAAGATTATATCAAATCCAAAATATAAGGAAATTGTATATAATCATTTATGTGATGAAATGATATTCAAGTACAACATTAATGAAGCTTTGGATACTGATACTATAATAATCGAAGAGGATAACGAAGATGATTACTGATTCATTTGAGGAATTCAAAAAGTTTAAGGAGAGTCAGTCCTCGGAAAATGTAGTAGAGGATAAGATTTTGATTGTGGACGGCTTGAATGTTTTTATTAGAAATTTTCAAGCTGTCCCTACATTAAACTATGAAGGAGACCATGTTGGTGGAATACTAGGATTTTTCAGAACTATATATAAAGCAATAGTAGATTATTCTCCAACTTCTATATATGTAGTATTTGATGGAAAAGGTGGAAGTGTCAGAAGAAGACATTTACATAAAGAATACAAACAGAAAGTATTAAGTGCAGGTAGTTTTAATAGATTCGCTGATACTAGAGGAATTCTTAATGAGAATGAATCTAAAAGAATGCAATTGAATTTGTTAGTAAACTCCCTATCCATAATGCCTGTTAAAACAATTATAATAGATTGTGTGGAGGCTGATGATGTGATAGCATATTTATGTAAACATGTTCTTAGCAAGGAATCTTCCAAAATTATTATGAGTTCTGATAGAGATTATTTGCAGTTAATAGATGAAAAAACTTTCGTATATTCGCATGAGAAAAAACTACTGATATCGGAAGAATCCACTATATCACTGTATGGTTATACTCCATTAAATTACTTAACATATAGATGTTTTGTAGGTGATAGGACTGATAATATAACAGGTGTAAAACAAGTTGGAGAAGTAGGATTGAATAAGCATTTCAATCTGAATACAACAGATAAATACATAACTATAGATGATATAGTAGAACAAAGTAAGATACACTACAGTGCGAATCCTAAAGCAAAGATATTCGAAAATATAGTAAATCAGAGTGATATTGCATATAGGAATTACGAACTTATGCAATTGCTAACACCTAATATGTCAGGAGATATACAATCTAATATATTAGCAATTGCAAGAAGAGATTTACCTGAATTGGAAGTACAAAAGTTACAAACCATTTTCTACCATATAGAATTATGTAAAAATGAACATGATTTTTTATTTTGGAAAAATTATTTAAAAAACTTAAAGAAATGACAAACATCATAAGTAGTTACGGTAAAGATTTCGAATACAAATTAATTGTATCGTTAATTGACAATACTTCATTCCTAACGCAAATTTCCGATATATTAAAGCCAACTTATTTTTTCAGTAATGCATCTCAGTGGATTATAAAAAGCACATTAGATTATTACTTTAAATATGGACAATCACCATCGATTACCGTATACAGTACTGAATTAGCTAAGTTGCCTGATACTCAAAGTTTACTCAAGCAAGAGATACAAGAGTATTTTAGAAGAGCTGAGATGTATGCTAATTCAAATGATTTAAAATATGTTCAAGAACAATCTGTAGATTTTTGTAGAAATCAAGAAATTAAAAGAGCAATATTAGAATGTGTAGAATTACTTAATGCTTCGGATTATGATGGGGTAAAATCTACACTAGACACGGCATTGAAGTCAGGATATACAAGAGATATAGGTCATATATACAAAGACCAATTTGAAGAAAGATACAGTGAAAATTTTAGAAATACAGTTACTACAGGTTGGGAATGTATAGATGATTTACTTCAAGGTGGCTTAGCATCAGGAGAATTAGGAATAATAATAGCACCTGCGGGAGCAGGAAAATCATGGGTACTATCAGCTTTAGGTGCTAATGCATTAATTGCAGGAAAGACTGTAATACATTATACATTAGAATTAAATAAAATATATACTGCAAGGAGATATGATAGTATTATAACAGGATTAAACAATTCAAATTTATTATTACATAAGGATAAAGTTGAGGATAAAGTAAAAAATTTAAAAGGCACTTTAATAGTAGAACAGTTTGCTGCAAAAACTGCTTCGATACTTACTATGAAATCTCATATTGATAGATGTATAGGACAATCAAATACACCTGATTTGATAGTAGTCGATTATGCTGATTTATTAAAAGGTCATAATAAAGAGTTAAGATTTGAGTTAAAGCAAATCTATGAGGGACTTAGAAGTTTATCAGCTGAATATAACTGTCCCATATGGACAGCTTCTCAAACAAACAGGTCTAGTTTAGATTCAGAAATTATAGAAGCAGATAAGATATCTGAAGATTATAGTAAGATAGCTATTGGTGATTTCATAATGTCATTATCACGAAGAGCTGAAGATAAAGTATTAGGTATTGGAAGATTTCACGTTATTAAAAATAGATTTGGAGCAGATGGTGTAACCTTCCCAACAAAGTTTGATGCTTCTAATGGTAACATAGAAATATTCAGAGAAAATTCGGGAGATGCTATGAAGATTAAAAAAGACGTATCATCTTTAGAAAGTTCAAAAAGAAATGAAGAGAGAGAATCTTTTTACAATATGTTCGCAGAATTTAAAAATTCTTAGGGAATATATAATATTTATAGTTGCTTGAAATCATAACAAGAATAAACATAATTATGAAAAAGAAAAACATATTTGAGAGAAGAGTGAATATTCTTCCATATGAATACCCGTCTTTACTAAAATATAAAGATGCTATTAGACATTCGTATTGGATTGATACAGAATACAATTTCACTACAGATATAAATGATTACAAAGTTAATATATCTGATGTTGAGAGGAGTATCATTAAGAAAACTATGTTAGCTATTTCTCAAATAGAAGTTAATGTAAAAACTTTTTGGGCTGACATGTATAAGAGAATGCCTATAACAGAGATAGGTGACGTTGGTATGACATTTGCAGAATGCCATGGTGAGGGTACAGAAATATTAACACTAAAAGGTTGGGTTAATTTTAAGGATATTGATATTAATACAGAAGTTATTCAATATGATTTAGAAACCAATACAATGACATCTGTTTTACCAAGTAATGTTATAAATGAGCCTTACAAAGGTAAAATGCACAGGATTAAGAACCAAACATATAATGCACTATTAACCCCTAACCATAGTATCTACTACAAGACAAGGAGTTGTAACATTATAAAAAAGCCTATAAAAGACATCACTAAATTTAGTAGTGATATGAAATTACCTTTTTCAGGTAAACTTGTTAATGGGGGATTTAATAAGTTATCAACTATCGAAAGATTGAGAATTGCCATCCAAGCTGATGGGTCTGCTAGATTTTGGGATAAGAATGGTGAGAGAGTAAGAAGAGGATTGGGTACAGATAGTCATACTTATGAAATATCAGTTAAGAAAGAGCGGAAGAAACTTAGACTTAAAAATCTCATTTTAGAATCAGGATTAACATACAGAGAGTTTGAAGTATCAAGACCTGAATATGTAAAATATGAGATAGATTTTCCTATTGATTATGATTTAAAACAGTTTGATTGGGTTGATTTATCAGATAAGTCTCAGAAGTGGTGTGAGGATTTTATTGAGGAATTGATTGAATGGGATGGTACGAAGTTGGAAGGGAAGGGTAATGCCAAGAATTGTCTTATTAAATATTACACTACCAATAAATCATGCGCAGATAAGGTTCAGGCTATTGGTGTTTTAGCGGGTTACAGAACTAATCTGAATACTTCAACAGATACTAGAAAATATTCATTGTGTTACAGTTCCTACGGGATGTATTGTGACTAGATATAATGATAAAGTTTTAATTTCAGGAAATTCTGAAGTTCGTCATAAAGATGCATATGCAAGATTACTTAGAATATTAGGATTAGAAGATGAATTTAGAACTGTTGTTGAGATTCCTGCTATAAGAGATAGAATAGCATATCTTTCGAAATACCTAGATGGTACTCGTAGTAGAGATGATAAAATGTATACTAAATCTGTATTATTATTTTCACTATTTATAGAGCATGTATCACTATTCTCACAATTTCTGATAATGATGTCTTTTAATAAAGAAAGGAATATATTTAAAGGAATTTCAAATGTTGTAGAAGCTACGTCTAAAGAAGAAGATATTCATGGAAACTTTGGTGCTGAAATTATAAATATAGTTAAAGAAGAAAATCCTGAATGGTTCGATGATGAATTCAATAGTTTGATATATTCTGCATGTCAAAAAGCATATAAATCTGAATGTAAAATATTAGATTGGATTTTTGAAGATGGAGAATTAGAATTCTTACCAAAAGAAACTATTAAACATTTTATAATGAATAGGTTTAATAATTCTTTGAATAGAATTCAAATGGATAGTATATTTGAGGTTGATAAAGATTTATTGAAGAGTGTTCATTGGTTTGATTTAGAGATTACGTCAACAAAGGAAGGTGACTTCTTTTACAAAAGACAAATAGATTATTCCAAAAAAACAAAATCTATAACTGAAGACGATTTATTCTAAACCAAACAACTAAAGAAAATGGATTACAAAGATTATTATTGGCTTAATGAAGATTCGAGAACATTTCTATCAAGAGGTTATATATCAGAATCTGCTGAAGATAGAGTACGAGAAATCTCTAAAGCAGCTGAAAGCATACTTCAAATAGAAGGATTTGCTAATAAGTTTGAAAACTACATGTCTAAAGGTTTCTATAGCTTATCAACTCCTGTATGGATTAATTTTGCAAAAGACAAAGGATTACCTATATCATGTTATGGTTCTTATGTGGATGACAGTTTATATAGTATGCTTGAGAGTTCAACGGAAATTGGCATGATGTCTAAGTATGGAGGAGGAACTTCGGCATATCTAGGAAATATTAGACCAAGAGGTTCTGACATAAGAACAGGCGGGAGAGCTGATGGGCCTGTCCATTACTCAAAACTATATGATACTGCTGTAGATGTTTGTAAACAATCAGAGGCTCGTAGAGGCGCATGTGCAGTATATCTACCTGTAGAACATAAAGACATACTAGATTTCTTAGATATTGCAACTGAGGGCAATCCTATTCAAAATTTACAGTATGGAGTTACTATCGGAGATTCTTGGATGGAGGATATGAAGAATGGAGATTCAGATAAGAGAAAAGTTTGGGCGAAGATAATCCAAAGAAGAGTAGAGCTAGGATACCCTTACATAATGTTCAGAGATACTTCCAATAGAAACAGTCCGTATGCTAACATTAAACATAAGTATTCTACAGAGATAGTAGCAAGTAATTTGTGTTCCGAAATTCAACTTCCATCTAATTCAGAAGAATCATTTGTATGTTGCATAGGTTCTATAAATTTGCTACATTGGGAGGAAATTGTAAAGACAGATGCTATAGAAGTGTACGTACAATTCTTGAATGCTGTTATAAATGAATTCATACAAAAATCTGAGAATTTAGATGGTATGAGAAGAGCTCATAATTTCGCTAAGAATCATAGAGCTATCGGGGTAGGTGTTTTAGGATACCATTCATTATTACAATCTAAGTTAGTAGCATTTGAATCATTAGCAGCTAAACAGATTAATCATGCTATATTTAAGAGATTGAAAGAAAAATGTGATAATGCATCAATGGAGTTATATGAGAGCAATCCTCAGAAATATAAATGTATTAGAGATAACTATGCTAATACAACTTTGATTGCCATAGCTCCTACAAAGTCAACAAGTTTTATATTAGGTCAAGTATCTATGAGTATACAACCTTATAAATCAAATTATTTTGTAAATGATTTAGCTAAAATAAAAACAGTATACAAGAATCCATATTTAGAAAAAGAATTGCAAAAATATGGTTTAGATACAGATGAGATTTGGGATAGCATTATGAAAAAGGATGGTTCGGTTCAACATTTAGATTTCCCAACTAAAGAAGTTTTTAAAACATTCTCAGAGATAAGTCCTAAAGAGATTGTATTACAAGCTGCTCAAAGACAGAAATACATTGACCAAGCACAGAGTTTGAATCTCTCGATAGACCCATCGGTATCTGCTAAGGATATAAATATGTTATATATGTATGCACATGAGGAGGGTGTGAAAACTTTATATTATCAGTATAGTAAGAGTTCAGCACAAGAATTTTCCCGAAACATATTAGAATGTAAAAGTTGTGAGTAAGAGAGAGGAGGAGTTAAGGGAAGAGGATATGCTGATAGCCAATAGAGTTCCACCTGGTGATAGGTGGACTCTCATCGACCCTAAGCATAACTCAACAGACGATGATGTAATAGAAGGTCTCGTAGAGACTCTTAGCGAGTACATGAGAGCTACTAACTTCAATGGAGACTACAAGTTATCACCACTGAAAGGAAAATTATATGCAATTCATGAAAATTATGTGGTGATTGAGAAACCAAAACCAAAGAAATATGATTTATATGGTGAGTTTTGATTAGTTATAAAAAAATAATATGGACAAAGTATATAAAACTGTATTTACTAAAGGTGATTTTTTAGAATTATTCAATTCTATAGAAGAAACTAATATAGTAGCTGTAGATACTGAAACTACAGGTATAGATGTTCATACGGATTCTATAATAGGGGCATCATTTTCAACTAAAATAGGTAATGGATATTATATACCTGTTCAAGTATATGACTCGGAATCTGATAGTTTAAAGGAATGTTTTATAGATAGTATATCTTCCAAGGATATACTTAAACTAATATTAGAAAAGATAAAGAGAGACAAAAAGAAAGTTGTAATGCACAATGCTTCTTTTGATACTTCGATAATAAATAATCAATACGGAATAGATTTGCTTCCTGAATTGTGGATGGACACTATGTTAGCAGTTCACACAGTCCAAGAAGAGGGTGCATTCTCTTTCGGAACTCCATTTGGATTGAAATCTATAGCTCAAATGTATCAACATGAACTAGGATTGAATATAGAAGATGAAGCAAATAAGGAGCAGATTGAATTGAAAGATAGTATCCATAAGAACGGAGGTTCAACAACCAAAAATAAATATCAAATATATAAAGCAGATTTAGAGATACTATCTAAGTATGCAGCAGCAGATACTGATTTAACTCTTAGAGTAGCTAATCTTTTTTACGGTAAGTTACATGATGAGAAACTAGATAAGTTTTTCTTTGAAGATGAAGTAATGCCTGTATACAAGGAAGTAACAATTCCAATGGAAAGACGTGGAATTACATTAGATATAGAATTGTTACATAAGACAAAGGATGAAATGTTGAATGTAATAAATGAAAACAAAAATGAAGTAATATCTGAATTAAGAATTATTAAAGCAGTAAAAGATTGGATATTTGAGCAATCTTATGTGAATAACTTCCCACCAAAAAATAGAGGTGTCTTTGCTAAAATGTTAGTTAAGAATGCTAATTTGAATTTATCTTTAGATGCTAAAGGAGAAGTAAGATTGCTTAAAAAAGAAATAGAAAAGTTGGAAGATTCTCCATACAAAAGATTCTTAATAGACCACAATAGTGACCACGGAGTTCCTGTATCAGAACTATCTAAAATAAGTTTATTATTATGGATAGATTCTAATAATGGAGATTTAATTAATATACAATCTAAAAAGCATTTATCTGAAATAGCTTTTAATTATTTAGGTTTAAAACCTATATCCAAAACTGACTCAGGAACGTCACAGTTTAATGATATATTTATTGAGAGTATAAGTTCAAAATATACATGGGCTACCAAACTTAGAGTTTATAATAAGTTAGTTAAAATATATTCAACATATGTAGAAAGATTGTTAGAAAAAAATAAGAATGGTATATTCTACCCATACTTTAAACAGCATGGTACAGTATCGGGAAGATATGGTAGTGATTTACAGCAGTTACCTAAACCTAAAGAGGATGGAGATGATGACCCCATCGTGTTAGAATTTAATAATAGAGTAAGAGCTTTCTTCAAAGTTAGGGATGGTTACAAGTTTATAGATTCAGATTATGAATCATTAGAGCCACATATATTTGCTAGTATATCTAATGATGTTAATTTGCAAGAGATATTTAACAAAGGTCATGATTTTTACAGTACAGTTGCTATACGAACTGAAAAGTTAGAAGGTGTGTCTGCTGATAAGAATGCTCCTAATTTTCTTAAAAAGATTGATGCCAACAAGAGACAAAAAGCTAAGGCATATGCTTTAGGTATTGCCTATGGTATGACAGGATTTGCATTGGCTAAGAGTTTGAATATTAAGAAAGCAGAGGGAGAGGAGCTTAGGGATGCTTACTTGGAGGGATTCCCCGGTGTAGCTGATTGGATTCAAGCGTCAAAAAAAGAATTCGAAAGCACAGGAATGATACGTAACAAGTTAGGAAGAGTAAGACATCTATGGAGAGGGAAGAAAGTGTTCGATGAATATGGAGATAAAGTATTGGACTATGACCACAGGGATAAATTAGTAAAAAAATTGGGAGAAGAACGTGCCATATCATTATACAGAGATTTGAAGAATGCTTACAACTCAAGTTTGAATTTTCAAATACAATCACTAGCTGCATCTATAGTAAACAGAGCAGCATTGCACATAAACAGAGAATTGATTAAGAGAGGTTCTAAGGGACAAGTAATAGCTCAGATACATGACCAATTAATTGTAGAAGTTGAACAAGATAGGATAGAAGAATTTATTCCCATAGTGAAGTACATTATGGAAAATACGACTACCCTAGATGGAGTTACATTAAAAGCTCCACCTGAAATAGCTACAAATTTTTTAGATGGTCATTAATTTTTTTTATAAAAATGGTATTTATCAAAAATTATTAGTATATTTGTAAAAATTATGAAATGGGAAAGATTTTAGGTTTGGATGGAAATTCTAAACAAATGAATGTAAACATAGACATCACTGAGCATCCTACGATAAAGTGTAAGTCTTGCGAAGGTATATTCTTTACTAATGTAATATTATTAAAGAAGATAAGTAAAATTGCTACGGGAAGCACTCATGACCAATTAGTACCTATACAAGTATTAAGATGTGCAGATTGTTATGAAGTATTAGAAGAATCAGTTTCAAATCCAAAAATTTTGCAATGAGTAAGATAGAAGAATCTGTTATCAATAAGATTAGAGAAAGAGCAGATATAGGTAAGAATAAATACGGGGTTACTATGGAAAGGAATGATTTAAACATTTTACAATGGTTAACACATCTCCAAGAAGAACTTATGGACGCAGCTGTATATTTAGAGAAAGTAATACAAAGTGATGAATATCGAGGAGATAAAAACTAAAATTGTTGAGTCCTACAAAACGTCTGTTGATAGTGGAAGTGTTGGTAGAATATCTTACTCACAGTATTCAAAGTATGCTAAATGTCCAAGAAGTTGGGAATTAGCATATAAAGAAAATCTCAGGACTAGAGACCCATCTATTCATACTTTGTTTGGTACTTCATTTCATGAAACTTTACAAGAGTATTTAGGATTGTATATGGACAATTCCTCAACAACTACAATAGAATACGATTATAAAAATAGATTGAAAACCTTTATGGTTGAGAACTATACTAAAGATGTATCAGGCATTGAACATTTCACAACTCCTGAAGAACTAAATGATTTTTGGGAAGATGGAAATAATATAATGGACGAACTTATACCTAACATATATACATATTTTGACAAGAAAAGATATGATTTGCTAGGAGTAGAAGTTCCATTATATATGAAAGCTACTGAATTAGATTTTGATGTAAATATGTTAGCATATGTAGATATAGTATTATATGACAAAGTAATGTCTAGTATTGTATTGGTCGACATCAAAACAAGTTTTAAAGGTTGGAATAAATACATGAGAAATGATACACTAAAACAATCTCAACTTTTGTTTTATAAATATTATTTTTCAAAACAATATGGAGTTCCATACGAAAGCATAAATGTTAAGTTTATGATAGTGACAAGGAAGTTGGAGTACGGTACTAGCAGAATATCAATGTGTTCTATACCTGAAACAGCAAATGATGTAGATAACTCCTTAAAAAATTTGACTGATTTTGTCGAAAATTCTTTTGAAAAAGATGGTTCATATAAAGAAAACATAACCTATCATGCTATATCAGGAGACCGAAACAAGAATTGCAAGTATTGTGAGTTCAAAGATAGAGAAGACCTTTGCCCTAAGAAAAGTAGAATCAAATGATTCTCCAATAAAAGTAGGGATTGTCAGTTGTATTAACTATCAAAACCATATTAACATAAGAGATGTTTTTATAGGATTAAAAAGTTCTAAAAACAATTTTATTATATTGGGGGGAGGAAATCAAATAGGTGCTGACAGTTATATAAAATCATTAAGTTTAGAATTAAATTATGGATTTATAGAATATATTCCGAATCATTTTAATTATACTGAACATAGTTATTTTCCAAGAATGTTTCATAATAAAAGATACGATGTAGATAACATGAATTTAAGATATAAATATTTGTATTTTGATTGTGATATGATTATAATATTAAAGAATAAAAATAAGAAAGATGTTTTCATAGATAATTTGCTAAAGTATGTACAAAACTGTACTACTGATAAACCTACCTTAGTAATTTAAACTGTTATATAATATATGGAATTATTAAAATTAAAAAAAAGTAGACCTGAAAAGAAAACAATACTGCTTCTTTCGGATGACCTAAGACTCCATTCAGGAATCGGTACTATGAGTAGAGAAATTGTTGTTGGAACTGCTGAACATTATAATTGGTTTCAATTAGGGGCAGCAATTGAACATCCTGAAGTGGGGAAGATAATTGACGTATCTGACGATGTAAATAGCGAATTAGGTATAGACCATGCAGATGTGAAAGTAATGCCTTGGAATGGCTATGGAGACCCTCATATATTGAGGTACTTGATAAAAACTATAAAGCCTGATGCTATAATCCATTTTACAGACCCAAGATTTTGGCAATGGTTGTATCAGATGGAACATGAAGTTAGGTCTCACTGTCCTATTATATACTATGCTATTTGGGATAATACTCCGTTTCCGAATTATAATTGGATGTCATATGCTTCTTGTGATATGATATTAGGAATTAGTAAGCAATCACATAATATACATAAAAATGTATTAGTTAATAACAATGTAAATATTATAGAATTAATATGAGTAATAGAGTAGTTTATACGGCATTCGTACCTCATGGTATCAATTCAAAGTATTACCATCCCATTGAAGATGGACACAAAGATTTTACAGATTTCAAAAATTTTGAGAATGAATTTAGGGTAACTAACAATGTAGATTTTTTGATATTTTGGAATAATAGAAATATTAGAAGAAAACAATCAGGAGACTTAATATTAGCATATCGAAAATTCTGTGACAGTCTGCCTAAAGATAAATCTTCACGAGTATGTTTACTGATGCACACCGAACCTGTAGATGAGAATGGTACAGATTTGATTGCAGTCAAAAGTACTTTATGTAATGATTACAAAGTTATATTCTCTGATAAGAAACTAGGAGTTAAAGAACTAAACTTTATCTATAACTTAGCTGACGTTACTGTAAATATTGCTAGTAATGAAGGATTTGGACTTAGCGGTGCTGAATCTATTATGGCAGGTACTCCTATTATAAATAATGTTACAGGAGGTTTACAAGACCAATGTAGATTCTCAGATGATAATGGCAATTGGATAGATTTTGATATGGATGTATCTTCTAATCATGCAGGTACATACAAGAATCACGGTGAGTGGGTAAAACCTGTATTTCCGTCTAATAGGTCTCTGCAAGGTTCTGTAGTAACTCCATATATTTTTGATGATAGATGTAGATTTGAAGATGTTGCAGATGCTATAGCCTATTGGTATAATATGTCTAGGGATGATAGGAAAAAATTTGGGAAGAAGGGTAGAGAATGGGCTCTAAGTAAAGAGAGTGGCATGTCTTCTATTGAAATGTCAAATAGATTTGTAAAGCATATAGATAGGTTATTATCTGATTGGAAACCTAGAGAATCATTTACAGTAGAAAAAGTAGTAAGTCATAACGATAATTCATCTAATAACATAGGAATAACTTGGTAATATGGTAAAAACAGTTTTAATGTATGCTCCGATTATGACAAGGTCAGGATACGGAGACCACTCAAGAGATATTGCGTACTCAATTATAAAAAATCCTAAGTATAGATTAGAGATACATCCTTTAAATTGGGGTGCTACGGCATGGGATGGTTTAGATGTTAGTACTGAGAAGGGTAAGCTTATTGAGAAACATATAGTGAATAGCGATACACCTAACCCTGATATATTTATACAGATAACAATTCCAAATGAATTTATTAGATTAGGAAAATATAATATAGGAATTACTGCGGGTATCGAAACAGATTTGTGTAAACCTGAATGGATTGAGGGATGCAATAATATGGATATGGTTATAGGTACAAGTAATCATACTATTAACGTATTTAAAAATTCAATATTTGATAAGCATGATAAAAATACAGATGTACTAGTAGATACTGTGAAGTTAAAAGATTCTTTAAGACTTGAAGTATTGTTTGAGGGAGTCGATACTTCAGTATATAAAACAGTATCTGTAACTTCGGATAAGATGCGAAGTATGCTAAATCCTATCAAAGAGCCTAATTGTTATTTGTTTGTAGGTCATTGGTTGGAAGGTGATTTGGGGCAAGATAGGAAAGATGTTGGGATGCTCATCAAAATATTTTGTGAAACCTTTAAGAATAAACCATCTACTACAAGACCTGCATTAGTACTTAAAACAAGTGGTGCTAATTATAGTGTACATGATTTACAGGAGATGAAGACAAGGATTAACTATATTACAAAGGATATAAAGAACTGTCCATCGGTTTATATAATTCATGGTAACTTGACAGAATCTGAAATGAATGAGCTATATAACTATTCTAAGATTAAAGCAATGATTTCATTTACGAAGGGGGAGGGATTTGGAAGACCTTTATTAGAATTTACTACAACAGGTAAGCCTGTAGTAGCATCTAATTGGTCAGGTCAAGTTGATTTTTTGAATACTGAGATGTGTGTCCTCTTGCCCGGAGATTTAACAGATGTACATAAATCTGTACAAAATGCATGGTTTATGCAAGAAGCCAAATGGTTTACCGTAAATTATGTATATGCCATGAAAGTTTTACAGTCTTTGGAAAATAATTACAAAGAATATAAAAAAATGGCTGAAAATCAGAAAAAATATACTAGTAAACATTTTACATTTGATAAAATGTCTGAGAAACTATACGGCATACTAGATAGTATTAAGGTAGCCGAAGAGATTGTTTTAAATCTTCCAAAATTAAAAATATAAATTATGAAGAGTAATTATGATGAAATATCTCCAATAACACATAATTTGAGTGTATTGGTAGAACAAGATGATGCTACGGGACTTACGTCAAAAATATGTATGGATTCGGGCTATACAACAAATTCATTCCTAATAGATGGTTCTGAGACATTAAGCAAGTTAGAGAGCAGTATTGCTAAAACAGCATTTAATTTCAGAGTGGTTGATGGGAATAAAAATGTTTGGATTCCATGTATGCAGGCCACTGACACATCATCCATTTACCCTATTCCCGATGACGTTGACAATACAACATTCATGTGGCAGGTAACTCCTATAAAAAAATTAACCGAAGATGAGTCCAAGAAATATCCTGACCCAAACAATATCGGAAAGTATTTAGAGAATTATATTGATTTTGAAAATTCTGTAAATTTTCCCAAGGACAAGTTCACTGAAGCTTTTAAACATTTTGTAAATATATCTTATGAAAGTATAAATAATTAGGGTATGGTAAGTTATTTAATTACAGTATGCAATGAGTATGAGGAGTTAGATAGATTACTAAAGTCTATATTTCCAAAAGATGAAGATGAGGTAGTTATCCAATATGATACTAATAAAGTAACGTCTGAAGTTTTAGAAGTTATAGAAAGATATGTTGAAATAAACTCTGATACAATAGTCCATGGAGAATCTTTTGATGGAGATTTTGCTAAGTACAAAAATATAGCAAATTCATTATGTAAAAAGGATTGGATATTTCAGTTAGATGCAGATGAATACCCTTCTAAAGATTTAGCTGAAAATATTACGGATATAATCCAATCCAATTCTGAGTTATTGGATTTAATATATATTCCAAGAGTAAATACAGTTGATGGAATTACCATAGAGCATATTAAGAAATGGAATTGGAACATTAGCAGTGATGACTTAATACAGAACCATAGAGAATTGGAGAAATTTGATGATAATTTCTTTATGCTCAAGCATTTTGATTTAATAGTATCTGAAAAGGAGGTACATGATAAACTAAGTATAATGTATAAAGAGCCTATCATAAACTTTCCTGACTACCAAGCAAGATTGTATAGAAATATAGATACTATAAAATGGGAAGGAAAAGTTCACGAAACCATTGTAGGAGCATCTGTGATATCTAGATTACCTTTAGATAAAGTTTATTGCTTATACCATCCTAAGAATATTAGCAGACAAGAAAAGCAAAACGAATTATACAATAGTTTATGAATTACATATACATAGTAAATCTAGGAAATAATAAGTATTCAAAGTACTGTATAGACTCTTGGAAAATTTGGGGAAGAAGATACAACATCGAAGTTATAGAGTATAACCTAGATGTAAATCCAAGTATAGAACCTCATTGGATGAAAGTATTTGCAATGCAGGTATTACTAGAATCTGAAATAGAATTCGATAAAATAGCTATAGTAGATAATGATACTATAGTTAATCCAAAATGTCCTAACTTCTTTGAAAGTATCGAACCTAATGAAATTGGAGTAACATTAGATGATACTGATTACGATTGGATAATCAGAAGTATTGAGGCATACCATAAAAATCAATTCAGTGATTTGGATATAGTATCTCCTTTTGAATATTTTAATTCAGGATTTATAGTATTAGATAAGAGTTCAATAGATTTATACAAAGATATAGGAAACTACGTTTTGGCAAATTATACAAACTTGAATTATATTCAAAATTCATATGGGGTAGGGAGAGACCAAACTGTTTTGAATTTTCTGATAAGAAAATATATAAAAGAGAAGTATAATCACATATCTCTAAAAGTAATGGACATACGATATAATGTTCAAGGATTAATATCTAAAAAGGCATTAAACAAGAATGTTATAAGTGAGTATACATATGTAACTCATTTTAATGCTATGGATAGAGATTATAGAAATATGCTTATGGATGAATTATTTAATATGTACTATGGCTAAGAATTTAATATATATAATCAGCATAACAGTTGACTCTGCTAAGATTGACCATAATGAATACTCAAAATATTGTATAAAAAGTTGGGAGTATTGGTGTAGGAAAAATAACTGTGACCTTAAAGTAATTCAAAAGAATGACGAAAGATGTGGCAGAGTTGTTTGGAATAAAGAACTTATATTTGAAAATGGGGTAGGTTACGATAAGATTGGAATTGTAGATGCCGATACCATGATAAAATGGGATGCACCTAATGTATTCGATATGTTCGAAGAGGATTTCTGTATGGTTAGAGATTTAGTTAATTGGGCTTGGGTATACGACAGCATAAAGAATTATGGTAAATTTTTTAAAGGAGTTCCACTAGATATTACAAATTATGGTAATACGGGTGTTATGTTTTTCCATAAACTATACTTACCTTTATTTGAAGAAATATTTAATTTCTATTTAGAAAATAGAACGGAGTTAGATAATTGGGATAAGGGGGGAGGAAGAGAGCAAACTATATTGAATTTTCATCTCGCAAAAAATAATGTTAATATAAAATTTTTGGATGGAAGTTGGAATATTCTAGGGATGTTTTCCAAAGGTTGGTTTAAGAGTAATACGCAATTACATTCAGATGAATTGCATATGATAAAGTATGGAAACATATGGCATTTTACAGGATTTGATATAGAAAGTAGAACTGAGAGAGTAAAACATGTATGGGATTTAGTAAAACATAATTATAATGAATAATTCAGATATACTATTCGTAGTTCCTACTATAATGAATAGACCTTTATATGAAATACTTAATTTAGAGAATTGTGCTAGTAACTTTCCCGAATCAAGATTTCTATTCATATCTAATGTAGAAGATGATAATTTTAGCAACTACCAACCAACTTTAGATAATATAGAAAAACATGTATCAGGAGTACAGTATTCAATAAGTGAAGCTATAAATAAAGGATATAGTTTAAATAATGGAGAAAAGTATTTTTGTTTTTTACAATCAGATGTACATATAACAAAGGACAGTATAAATTCAATAAAGAATCTTTGTGATGATGTTACTCTGAATGTTGGCGTTGTAGGTATAACTAAACATTCTAATTTTAATAGATTTAATAAAAGATTAGGTATGTTTTATGGAATGGATATTCATAAAGTACTATGGGCTGATGGTATCATGTTCTTTAAGATGTCTATGTTTGATAGTGTTGGATTATTCGATACCATCTATTTCGGAGACAAGGAAAGTCAAGATTTTTGTTACAGAGTTCATGACTTAGGATATAGCAATCTACTTGTTGAATCTTGTACAGAAAATCATAGATGGGTTCATAATTCAATAACATTTTCAGAAAAGTCTAAGACTGATAATTCTAATTTTAGAAAATTAGTCACTGAATCAAGAAACATATTTGCAAAAAAATGGTACGAATGGGAAGACAGGCAAACACATCTATTTGTGTAGTATTTCATCACTCACATCTAAGAACTGAGGGATACGAAATAGCTAAAGAATTTTATCAATCTTGGAAAGATTGTAAATTTAAAATGAATTTAGTCATACTAGATAATGAATCTACTTGTGATTTTGATTTTGTAGATAAAACAGAATGTGATTATATAAGAATAGATAATCAAGAAGCTAGTGGAGGTATCACAGGAGCTTGGAATACTTTATGTAAGTATGCTGTAGATAAAGGTGCTGAAATCATAATGGGGTTTAATGATGATATAATACTTAATGATTCATTAGAGGTATTAGCTTTAAATACTATAGATGATAACAAACTATATGTACCTATAACAGATGGTATGCATGACGCATGGATTGAGCAGAAATCAGATGGTATTAAAGAAGGATTTAGACTTACTGTAAAATCTATAAATGGTTTTTTCATGTCATTTACATCAGGATTTTGGAAACAAAAATCTGTAGATGGTAAATTATTTACTAATCATATATTTGATGACGGAAATTATATAGATGATTGGGCAGGTCAAGAGTTAATGCTATGGCTTTGGAATGCAAAATATAATACAGATGCAGATATTATAGGAGATTGTTGGATTCATCATAAAAAGTTGCGAAGTTGGAAAAAAGCAAGAAAACACTATGAACACTAATCTTAAATTTACAATAAGTTCACATAAGAATTTTTATGATAAGACTTTAAATATAATAGTACCAAGTCTATTAGACTCAGGTATTCCTAGTAAGGATATATATTTTTTTATAGGAGGATACGATGTGTATGAAAGTATGCCTAATGATTATGATATAAACTTGTATAAGGCATCACATAATTCTATAGATTTTACAGGTTTAATTTCAGTAATAGATTTGACTATTAAATCAGACTATTGGTTTTTATGCCATGATACTTGTAAAGCAGGAACAAAATTCTATAGTAATATACAAAAGCATAAGTTTAACACAGATACTATTAGATTAACTTCTGAGAGCAGGAGTATGAATATAGGAGCATATAAGCAAAGTTATATATATGGTATCAAAGATAAAATACTTTCTTATAGAGGTAGTTCAGATACTAAATATAATATACAAAAATTAAAAAAAAGATTAATAGATGAAGAGGATTCAGTATTAAAATCAGATAGCATAGGAAATTTTAATAAGAGCCCTAGAAAGATATTAGATTCTAATAACATATATGATAGTAATGTAAAAAGAATTACAGAGTATTTTCCTGATATAGATTTTTATAAGATGAAATCAAATTGGAAGCCTAAAGAAGAGTACGAACTAAATATATAATAATGAACGAAATTAACAAAAGTATTTACAATAACTTAGAATTACTTCCTGAAGATTTACAGGGTTGGAATGGGAATAGTAAAGTATTCCAAAAACTTATAGACTCTGTTAATCCAAAAGTAATTATAGAAGTTGGAACTTGGAAAGGACTATCTGCAATCACTATGGCAGAGCACGTAAAACATACTAACAAATCCACAAAGATATATTGTGTTGATACTTGGTTGGGTGCTATTGAGTTTTGGAGTTCACACAAAAGCACTCCTGAGAGAGTTTTACTATTGAAGAACGGATATCCAAATATATATTATCAATTTTTGAGTAATGTAGTTCATAGAAAAGTAGAAGATATAATAATACCATTTCCAAATACATCATACATAGGATATTTATATTTCCAATCACAAAATATAAAAGCAGATATGATTTACATAGATGCATCTCATGACGAATTTGATGTATATAATGATATTAAACATTATATGAGAATATTAAATACTAACGGAGTAATTTTCGGAGATGACTATACAAGTTGGGGAGGTGTCAAAGCAGCTGTAGATAGATATTCTTACGAAAATGATTTAGATGTTCAATTACTAGAAGATAATTTTTGGGTTATAAATAAAAAATAATATAATGAAGTTAAAAACAAAATCAAAATCTAAGATAGCTATAGGAACTTTAATACAATGGTATGAAGTTGAAATAGTTTCTGAATACTTAAAAAGTTTGGCAGAAGCTATAAAGTATTATTCAAAGTATAGAGGTGCATATAACAAAGATTATGGTGCAGAAACCATATACCTAGATTTTGAGATATACGCAGGAACAATGCTAGAGAAACCTACTAATGATGTCAAAATATCTGATATTGTCAATAGAATTAAAGACATGATATCATCAGAAATATCTGAGAATACTCCTAGTGTAAATGTTTATATAAATGTTGTAAATACAGTAAGAACCGTAGCAGATTACAGGAGAGATTTTAATACAATGTTCTCTACAATAACTGATGTATTAGTTTGGGGAGAGACTGATATGATAGTTCCTAAAGAATATCTAATAGCTATAGATGGACTACATTGTTCAGAGCAAACTGAATCAAAATATGTTGCCACATTTGGAATAACCAAAATGTGGGATGAGTCATGGAAACCCTTGGAACACCGTAAAGTAGCAGACAAACCATTCATAGAGGGAGACACCGAGAATTGGTGGTCTGTAAGGCATACTATAACATTAGATGAATTAAATAGCATTAATGATGAGGAAAGTAAATTTGAAATACTTAATATTAGTCCTTTAAAATTTAACGGATGCGGATTAGTTATATCATCTGAATTAGTAAAGTCAGGTGTCAACATACCTAATAGCATATTCTTTGTTCATGAGGATACTGCTTTCATGCTAATGTGCCAAAGGATATTCCCAAAGTTGAAACAATATCATATAGCAAATATACTTATGGGGCATAATAGAAAGCATCCTAAGAAAAGGTCTTACATTCAAGGGGAGGAAGGAATCGATAAAACTAATTTAGGAGCTTTAAGAAAAAGTCATGAATGGTATCCATTGGCAAATCAGTACTGCGAGATGAATTGCCATAATTTGTTTAATGAGAATTATGTAGCATATACTTGGGATGATGTTTTTGCTAAAATTCAACATTAATTTTACGAATATTTAAAATATTTTACGTATCTTTGCAGAATACTAAATGATACAATTTATGAAAATAGCTTGGTTTTCGGAGTGGAGTCAAAATGTTGATAAGTTATCTAGGGATTTTAATAATATGCGTACTGAATATGCTTGGTATGTAGCTCAAGGTGCTTCTCACTATAATATATTTGAATTACTAAAATTAGAATCTAATTCCATAGATGTAGGTATTATCATCATACCTAAAGATATTCATAAATATTATAATACCTCTGTTGGAGATGATACTTCAAATTGGGACATAGTAAAAGACTTAAAAAGAGTATGTAAAAAATATGCATTTAT